TCACATCACCGGGCAGCCGTCGTCATCGCTTACACGATTGATGAAGAACGTCACTCTGCCCAACACTTCCACCTCTTCCAGAGCGGTTCCCTCTATTGCCTCGCCATCATCCGTGATAAGTGACTTACCCATCAGTTTTGCAAACTGCGTGTGACCGTCGCACAAAATTAACAACACATCTCCAGGTGTCTTTTTCGTTGCTGGCTCTATGACCGCAAACCCCACATCCGTTTCAAGCACCCTACTATCAGCCCCCATATTGCACAGAATTGCTGGGGTTAGTCGGCGCTCAATGTAGTCTGTTGCTGGTGAAGGAAATCCCATCAGTGAATTCTCCCCATGTTGCGCAGGATCCAGTAACGGTTGTCGCTACCGTCTGTCGTCTTGTCAGCGAAGCCTGGCTGATTGCGCTCTATCCATGCATTGGCGTCGGCTCGGGTGAAGTGCCAGTTAAAACCACGCAACTTTTGTATGAAGCGGTCTGTTCTCAGGTAGCGGTAGCCCTTTGGGTTAAGCTCTATGGCCGCAATAAAGGCGGCCTGAATATCTGAATTTCGGGGCATAATCTGCACTCCCTTTATTACTGTGTTTATATACAGTAGTCTCAAATGGAATGCAGATCAATTTGGGTTCGCCTATTAATTTTTAAGGCTGAATGTCCTCAGGCTGCTCTGTCAGTTCAAGAGAAGCTTCGGAAGCTCTTGTTTTCCAGATGCTATCCTCTGGCATATCGAGGCGAACGTCGATCCAGCTGTTGGCAGGAACATCTATAGGAGCCCCTTTCGTTTTAACAATTTCGCCTTCTTCGTTGAGTATGTATTTCCGCTTAAAAAGCCGAATCGTCAGCCCACCGCTTTCTGTCTGCTCAGCTTCAACTACACCCAGTTCTCCCATTCCACCCGGGTCCATTGGCGGCAGCAATTGCCAGCCTTCTGATGCCAGGCCTGCCGAGCCGATAAGAACATACACCCCAACATCCAGCCGCGAGATTTTGATCCCTTCAGCCTCGGCGTTAGCCGTGCCGCAGCCGCACCATGTGAATCCATCATTTTCAACATCCGTACGCCGGTTCTCTTCCTGAGACTTAACGATTCTGGCAATGGGAGAAGCCTGCTTAATGGTTCCGTCAGAAGTTACTGTCGTATTTGAGGTTGTCCAGAATGTGAAATAACCGTCCTTAAAAGTGGGCAGATAGGTCACGCAAGTGTTATTTCCGCCTTCCCATTGCCGTGCAGCAATGAAGGTTTTGTTACCCTCACTACCGAATGTTACTACCCGACCATAAGTGCCGTTTGGCTGGGCAGTCGCCCATAAAGTAATTTGTGGATATGCTGCGGTAATTTTCAAAGGGCCAGTGAAGTTTTTCTCTCCTGAAATGGACTGGTTTCCTTCGATATTTACTGTTTTGTCTAAACCGAGGTTTGTGCGAGCGTCAGCGGCATTCGTTGCCCCGGTCCCGCCCTGCCCAATGCTGAGAGCTGTTTTCAGCCCAGAAAGGCTGGTAATGTCGCTGTTAGCCCCTTTCTTCGCCAGCGATTTTTGACCCGGTACGGTAACGGCAGTGCCATTGATAGTGATGGTGACATCAGATGTCCCGTTCATTACATCAGCGAACCCGCTCATGTAGCGCTGGTACATCGTGAAGGTTTCAGCAATATCCTGCGCCAGACCATCCACGCTCAGACTGTCACTCAGAAGAATTGCAAATCGGGTTCCGGCGGGAACTGCTGGGTTAGCTGCTGGCGTTACGGTGAGACTTGTTGCGCTGCCGATGGTGGTAATCTGAAATACCTGCACAGGGCTGGTCATTGCAATAACGGTACAGCCGTTACGAATAAGAGAACCAGCAGCAGTGAAGTTTGTGCCGGTACCTGTAAGGGTGTTTCCGCTGATGGCGATAGTGCCAGTAGTATAAATCATGTTTTCTCCAGGCAATAAAAAACCCCGCCGGAGCGGGGTTTGTTCAAAACTGAATGGGTTAGTGGCAGGTGGTGCTGGTGAACGTGTTGGCGCTCACCCATGACCAGTTAAAGGGATAACCGGCGCGGTACTGCGTCTGATTGTTTTGTTTACGGACTCCGTAGATCTGGACGCTGCTTTCCTGTCCGCCAACCAGGGCTGTTCCGGTGCATACGGGTTGCTGCTTCTCAATAACGCCAGTGCAACCGGAGAGCAATACCGCTACCGCCAGGCAAAGAATCATATTTTTCATAGTGGTTATATCCCAGGGCATTCATGAAGCCACACAATAACAATATGAATCAACGGGATATAATTGATTTGATAGATCAATTATTCAAAATTGATCGCTAAAAACGATCAATCATAATTGGCGCAGTTAATGGCCATAATCACGTTCCTCAGATTCGAATACGCGACGTTCTGAAGGTTGCCGCCGGGGGTTGTCTGCGGCCTGGCGAATATTCGCGTATTGCTTCCCTCAAGCTTTGCCATGCTCTTGTATATAGCCGAGTATGGCTGCGGTTGACCGCCAGCCGATACAACCCCGGTAATTAGCCCCAGCATGGCAGGCATGCAGGCCCACTTCCCCGCCAGAGTTGTATTGATGTTGTATCCTGAGCTGGCATCCACCCCGGCGGTACCGAGGGTGACAACATCGCTCAACGTGCGCGTTTCGTTTGTTAAAATCAGCGTCCCTGATGCATCCCACACAGCCAGCCCGTAGTCTGGCTTTGTCTGCGGGAAAATAGAGAAAAAATAAACGTACGCTGTGCCGGTTGCATTCGGTCTGAGAAAATCAATCGTGATGGTGTTCCCGCTTATCGTCTGAGTGATTTCGACCTCAACCGTGCAATGAACGAAGGCGACAACAGGCTGGCCTGCGGGGAATGTGTGCGTCACTTTGGTATTGAACCCCGATGTTCCCTGAAGTGCCGCTGTCTTTCGAGCCTGAAGAGCGATTGGCGAGCTGTTCGCGGTCACCCATACTTCCCCGCTCGTGGTCGTTAGTAAAACGCCATACTCCGCCATTTATGCCCTCTCGATCTGGAAAATGAGATAAGCCGCTGCCGCAGGCTCAGTCCCTGCTGAGTAGTCGGTATCGCCTACTGCTGACACTGTTGCTGTTCCCCCCGAAATGGTGATCTTCCTCCGACTCGTACCAAACTGATCGCCGTTCATGCTCTGAAAATAGGTCAGCCTGCAACCCGGTGGAAGCGCTACGGTGTAAGAGCCTGTTTTCTGGTTCTGGGCCAGCTGGAGATAGCCACAAACGCTGACAGGCTTAACGCCATAGTTGTTTACCTTGCCTGATGCGTCCCATGTCTGAACACCATATTCCGCCATCCAGTTCTCCTGAAAAAAAGAGGCCCCGTAAGAGGCCTCCCGTTACCATGTGCCCGTGATTCTCCCGATCTGCACCCTCAACACATTGTTGGAATCCCGCACGCTGATTGTCTGGTTTGTCTGTTTCATTGCCCCCTCACCAGCTGTCGAACCGTAGTTCTCAAACGTACCGCCCTTATCCAGCCTCCACCCAACTGAACCAGCGACATAGTTATTGGACTGGATGTAGTTGCCGATCTTGGCGTTGCTGATGGTGCCATCACCTATCAGTGCGTCTCTGATGAACACCTGCCCGTTCTGGATAACGAAAGGTAAGGTCACCGTGGCTCCGGCCTGGTGAGTAACGGCGAAGCGGTCAGCCAGGAAGATAACCTGCGACTGCATGCCGGACGGCGTATTCTCCACGCCGATCCCCATCCCTGCCGCGTAAAGCTGACCATTGCTGGATAACCCGACCTTGATGCTGTACATCGCCTTCAGGTCGCCGTTGACGTTCGCAATGGCCTGCGCGTTGGTGGTGATCGCTGAAGTGTGCCCGTTGATGGTCGCCGTGATGCCGTTTATCTGCGTGGTTGTGGCCTGCTGGTAATCGGAGAACGTCTGGTTCAGGCTGTTGATGGATGCTTTATTGCCGTTCACGTCAGCCTGCAAGCTCAGCAGCGAACGTGCTGTTGCCTCCCTGTCGCTTGCCATGACGTTATCAATACGATCGATGCCGGCCTTGCTGTCACCGTACTGCGCGCTGAGTCTCACCCGCTGATCAACCTGCGCCAGCGTACTCGTTATTAGCGCGATAGCGTTATTCTGGATGCCGCCGCTGGCAGTATCGGTTCTTGCTCCCAGCTCCTCCAGACGGGATGCCATTGATGAAGTCGTGTCGGTGACAACCTGTCGCAACGTGGTTATATCAGCAGTGTTTTGTGAGCTGGCTTGTTCAGCTGCATCTGCCTTACCTGATGCAGCGTCAGCTTTACTCGAAGCCGAATCAGCTTTATCAGAAATGACCTGAGTGCTCGCAGTGAGCTGATCAACAGCAGTAGCCCTTGCCTGAGCTTCATCTGACAGAGCCTGCCTTACCTCGGTAACTCCCGCCTCGTTCTGCGCAGTTTTTGCCTCAAGACGGGTAACATCCGTTACGCGCGCCTCCTTTTCAGTAGCGATCACCTCCCGGAGCTGTTCGAATGTCGCAGAGTTAGCGCCCTGTTGGGCTGTCTGGCGCACGACAACATCGGCAATAGCCAGCGCGTTTCCGATGATTGCTTCAGCGGTCTGCTTGTTCGAGCCAACCGCAGCAGCAAGGCCGTCTGCGTTCTCTTTGATTGCATCAGCCAGTTCTGCCAGTTTTCCGCTGCTGTCCACCGCGTTCTCGATCAAGTCTTTGAACGTATCGGAGCCTTTCATGTCCTCCAGGATTGCATCGGTGATATCGGATACATCGATGCTGGCCTGCCCGCGCACCCAGTCGGTCCACCCGCTCTGATTCCCGATCCTGTCGACAAGCCGCGCCTGGTACCAGAATTCCTGCCCCGCCTTCAGCCCCATCTGCTGATAAAGTTTCTGCGGATACGGTACAGATGCCAAAAGCATCGGATTCGAACCGTCAGCGGCAATGCTGTATTGCAGCTCAGTGCTCAGGGTGTCGCCGGTATTAGCCGGGAATCCCCAGGTGACGTTGATTCCGAATACGACGTCTTCGGAGGCCTTAAGCCCGACAGGTTTGGGTACCTCACCCGCGCGTCCCTTCAGGTGTGTAAGCGCGGAAGTTGCCCAGAGACTCGATGCACCGCCGGAGTTGATCGCGCGCACACGGACCAGATAATCACCCGCGAAGATGCCAGGCACTTCGATATTGCGAAGACCGGTCTCCGGTACGTTAACCCACTCATTGTCGCCGCGCTTCCACTGCACCCGATAGGCTATGACATCCGCCTGTGGTTTGTCGTTCTTGTCGACCGGCGCATCCCAGGATGCCGTCAGGGTAGTCACTCGCTGCCCCTGGCGCACTGCGTCATAGCTCGCTACCACGATATTGGTCGGCTGGTTGACGAGGCCGGTTGGTATCAGACTAATTGGCGGCGTGTCCAGGCGGGCATTGTTATCGACCGCATCATATTTTGATGCGTTATATTCGGCCCCGGTGATTGTGAAGGTGTTTTCTTCATCATCAAATCTCAGGTTCGTAACGCGGAAGTATTGCAGGCGCAACTGCCCGGCATCGATGACGAATACAGCGTTGGGTAACGGCTCTGCCGTGAAAGGCGTGGCGACCACCAGCTGCGTGCCGTTTACGGCCTGGATCACCCTGCTCTCAACGGTACCGCCCCGTGTGCGGATCATCAGTGTGTCACCCGCAACGGCACTGGTTCCCCGATCGGTTATCACAGCCTTCAACCCGGCGTTATATCCGGTTATACGCCCGCCATAAACACACCCTGAAAGGCGTTCGTCAGCAAATGCAAACACGGTACCCGGCACGTAGACATAGCCATCAAGCCCGGTCTGTAGCGTGATAATCCGGTCGAGTGAGTTGGAGTACACAGCCCACCCGCCACGGCGCTGTGCTTCGCTCTCGCGCGTACAGCCGATCGCGGTGATCTGCGTCTGCTTAAACTTGAATTGCTTAACCAGGTCCGGGAACATCACCGCTGTTGTGCGGTCCTGGTAGTGATTGTCAGGGTCGCTGAAGTTAATCAGCGCGCTGGAGAAGCGGGTCTTTTCACTGCCGCTCGAGTAAACCGGTTTGCCCACCACCGAAGCGCGGGTAAGGATTTGCAGCTTCGACGTATCCGCCGGCATGTCCGAGACAACATTGAACATGTTGTTGCCCCAGAACGTCATGCCATTGAACCCTGCGGCGATGTCTTTGATTACCTGCCACGCATCAGCCTGCGACTGGATGTAGACATCAAACATGAAGCGCGGCTCGGTACCGTCGCCACCCTTCCCGTCAGGTACTTTCTGATCGCAACGCTGGGCAATGCGGTAAAGCTCCCACTTATCCAGCATCTGCGCCGTGACGCGTCGGCCAAGTCCGAAACGCGGCTCAGTGAGCACATCGAACCAGATCCATGCTGGGTTATTCGTCCAGCCCCACTTAAACGTCCCGTCCCATGTGCCGCTATAGGTTCGGGCTATCGGATCGTAATTCGAAGGGATGCGGATAATGCGCCCCTTAGGTTTACAGGAAACCTTCGGGATATTGTTGAACGATTTGGCGTTGAACGACACATACAGCAGCGCCGTATGGGGATAACGCAGGCGCGCATCAATCACCTCAGTGATCGCCTGTACCTGCGTTTTGTTCTGCAACATCTGGCTGGTGCTGTCGTCGGTGTCGCGGACCACACGAATCTGCCAGCCCGTACTGGCTTTCGGAAGATTAATGCGATGGGTGAGTTCATAGAGCGAACTGAGTTTCTCTGTCACGGTCCTTGTCATGACCGTAGAAAACGCACCACCATCTACAGCAAGATCGATATGGTACTTTACGGTAGTGCCGACAATATCTCCGTCGTTTTCCTGTTGCTGCAAACCCGGGATACCAATGCGAACGAGGACAGCGTCAATCTGGGTGTTGCTCAGCGCGCGCGTCCAGGGCGTGGCTTTTGTCAGCGATACGCCGACCGTGGTTTCGTTCTCCACTGCGGGAAACCCCGGAATCGGCGTCTGGGTCTGTGTGCCCGGCCGAAATTCCCAGGAAACATTTTCAAAGTTCATCGTTCCGTCGGCGTTTCCCAGCGGCGTACCGTCCAGGAAAATGCTGGTCGCATCCAGACCACCAGCAAACTCACCTTCCCCGAGCGCCAGCAGCATGCGGCAGCGCGCCATTGACTGCGCCGAATCAGGTTGTTCTACAGGTGTGTGCTGCTTCTGGCCGCCACCCTTTGCACCAGTGATCGCTTCCATATTACATCCATAAAAAAAGCACCCGACTGGGTGCTTGATATTCAGAAAGGAGTTATCAGATGTCTTCGGCGACTATGCCAGCGCTGATGATGGCGCCGCCAATCTCACGGACGCCATAGAGAAGCGCGACCGGGTTTCCCATCGCAAGGGTATTAACTGAGCCACCAAAGGCATATGAGGGTTTATTGTCAGGGTCGTCTCGGCCCTGTAACCCTTTGGGCTGGGGCGAAAGCATCTGGTAGATACCGCCGGCCATCATTGACGCGCCCGACATCGCAAGGCCTGTGCCAAACGTAGCTAAAGCACCGGAGCTAAAGTAAGAAATTGCGATACCAGCCACCACCATTACAGCGCCCAGGATGGTCTGAAATACTCCGGCTTTTTTCGAACCTTCCATAATCGGCGCAATGCGGATATCACTGTCTCCTGTCAGCTCCTGGAAGTCCTGAGTGCCGATATTCCTTTTTCCGCGGAACACGGCGAAGGTCATGCCGTTTTTTTTGGCATTCATCAGGTAGTCTTCCAGCCCGTCGAAGTTGATACACAGGGCTTTGACCGCTTCGGCAGATGTCTGAACTGCCAGTTTGTGCACGCGCCCGAACCGCGCGCCCAGTGCGCCATACAGACGAATGGTGGTTAAACGCGCCATGGCTTTATCTCCTGCGGCAGGTTTTTGTGACGAACGCAGATCATCGTGCGGTCTTTGAAATAGCCTCGGGCATACGGGGTAATGCAGGAAGGCTGGCCGTAAAGGTGATGGAGCAGTTCACCTTCTTCAGTGATGATGCCCGCATGGTTCCACTTATCGGAATCAACCTGCATGATGACCATACAGCCTGGTGCCGGATCGCACTCGACGAATCCTTCCCGCTCCCAGTTTTCGAAATAGAGATTGTCCGGGTACTGGCTTTCCCACCACGGGTAATCGACGCGAAAATCGTTCAGCGTGACGCCCTGAATGGCGTGCCAGTCCATAATCAGCCCCCAGCAGTCATTCGAGCCCAGGATAAACGGACGCCCAATAAGCGGCACCGCCTCCGGCATTATCTCGGCGTATTCATCTCTGTCAGGCGCGTAAATACCCCAGATCACGCCGGAGTTGTTGCACTGCTGGCGGTCCAGATCGGACGGAATAGGCCGGGCACCGTCGCCCGGGTGGGAGTGGATGACGCGAATAATCGTCCCTATATCTTCGGCGTTAGCCCAGTGCTCGCCGTCGATGCGAAAATGTTCTGTCGGATTTTCGTGCGTATTCGGCACGGGAATGTAGCGCTGGCGACGGCCAGACTGAATAACGAAGCCACAGCACTCACGCGGGGATTCATCCAGTGCATGCGCCCGGATAGCTGCCATTATGGTTTTATTCATTGGTACGTCCGGTTATCGGATAAAGAGAACGGTTGCCGGGAAGCCACCAAAATCGAGGATTGCCGCGTCAGGGTCTGCCAGGCCAGCGCCAAATCGTTTACGGCAGTCACTGAGGCAACCGCCACATACATCAAGAGCAGGGTCTGATACCGGATTCCCTTTCGCGTCGAAATACGCAGTGCCGTTATAGGTGCATCCATCGCCGCTACGATACTGACCGCGCAGCGCCCATTCACAAAGCGATGTGATCTGTCGGGTGGGGATCACAAGGCTCTGCAAATCGGCCGGGCTGCTGAGTGCCCAGGTAACCACCTCATCATCTTCGGAGGTTTTGGTGTCAAGCCAGAAGGTCTGAAGTGTGAACATTGACGAATCAGCTGTAGGATTTACGCCACCAGGGTAATTTACGGCATCAAGATAGACCGCATAGGTATCGATAATGCTCACTTTTGCGTTAACCATGTCCTTAAATTGCAGGCACAGCGCAGTGATATGGCCGTCAAGGTTTGAGACGCTGAGAGTGGGCTCCGCCGCCTGGTCTGTTGATAGCTCCAGGCCTGAAACCTGAAACGGCCAAAAATCGTAGATATTGCCACCGAAGACGATTGGCTTGGGTCCAAGCTTTTCTTCATCTCCATTGGCAGCATCAATTTCTTCCGGCGTATGGGGGAAAGGTGCGTAGTGGAAACGGTGGATACCACCACTGAACTCTGAGGCGTCAACTTCAACCAGGCGGACTCTGCCACCTGGTGCCAGCATCGCCGCCTGATCGACTAATGCCATTATGCATACACCCCATAAGCCCGTTTGATAGTGAATGTCAGCTCAGCGAATTTGCTGCTGATCTGCGTTTTACGAACCGAATCGGCTACGACGCGGTAAAGCCCCTTTCCTTCACCTGGCGGCGTAATGATGAAAGCCTTCACGGTATGAGCAAGGAGGAAATCACGAATCCTGTCCACTTCCGATTCGGCGCCTGTGTGCTTCATAGGGATCTGAATAGCCGTGCTGTTAATACCGTTATCAGCTACCTGCTCATAGCCATCACCGAACTGCGCCGCGCGTACTGCCTGGCTATATTCAATCGCACCAGCACCGAGCTGCGAGCGCCAGCTATATGTTTCAACTGCCATATTTGCTCCATAAAAAAAGCCACCCGAAGGTGGCTACTGTCTGAATATCAGGATGTTACAAATCAAAATACCTGGTTATGTTGTGGATTCAGCCCGCCAGTGGTGGGCACTGGCGCATTAATTGCCGACGGTGCGGCTGATGGCCTCGGTATAACAGGAGTTTATGATGAGCTTTAACAAAGAAGACCAGCAGGATGAAGCCTTAGCGTTTTTATTAGCTGTTGCCACTGTCGAATCAGGTGATGCTGGAGCTTTTCGCAAGCGCGTTACTGAGTATATGACGAAGGCCTACGGTGGAGATACATCAAAAATGACGATGCAAGAGCAAGGTCGTGCCGAGGCGGTATCCAAATTGTACGCCAGGGCTGATAACATCTACCATCGCATCAAATAATGCTTTGCCCCGGTTAAGCCGGGGTTTTCAATCCGGCAATTGCCTTACTGGCATATTCTTTGGCGCGTGCTTCGACTTCGGCAAAAGAGCTGCCTGGATTGAAATCCTCCTGATAGATAAACACCAGTTCATGAGGCGCATTGATTTGCTCCAGCTTGCAAACTGTAATTTTGGTTCTGACAGTCTTTATCATTTTAATTTCTAAATCTGGATCGAAGCTTACAGTTTCAAATCGCGAACCCATTTCAGGGAATCCTACAGTCATTTCCATAACGTTCTCCTGCCTCTCGGCTATAGATGTAAAAAAGCCCCGCGGATGCGAGGCTTGGTGGTTAAATCAATCCTAGGCCACACCAGCACAATGAATCAGATGGCGAAGTGCTTTGACACCCTCGGCGTTATAACGGAACGCTTCCACCTGTTTGCTGGAGTGGGCCGACTTGTCCAGGAAGAATTTTCCGTGGACATCAGTCTTAAGATTATTGGCATTGGCAATGCGCCCAATCTTCTGAGCTGATACACCAAGCATTTCGCCTACTTCACCGGCGGTGTGGTAATGCTCCTCAATCACTGGCAGCGGGATTGCGTCGTAACCAATCAGAGGGTTAATCAGTGACGCCGCCAGCGCCTGGTGAGCCATTGGGTCCAGGCGAGGAAGAAGAGACATAATCTCACGGGCGCTGGCGATATTTTTCTCCAGTGCCTGGGCTTTCAACTGATCCGCTTTTGCCAGGCGGTATTCGGTGATACCGGTATTACTTTTCGGCATTACCGGGAGCGCCTGCATATCTTCCAGCTTATCGACCAAAGAGCGACGAACAGCTTTCGATTCGCGCGCGGCCACGCGGAGAGCCTGCTTGATGGACATGCCGATGACCTCGACAGGACGACCGCCAGACTTTCCGGCAGGTTTTACGAAAGTTTCGTAAAACTCCCCTTCCAACTCATCTTTGATGCGCTCAACAAAGTCATTGTTGCGCACCATCTTCTCACCGCACTGCTTACGGGCGTCATTGACCATCTCCAGCAGATACTGACTATCAATGGTTTTCTCGACGAGATGCCCGTTACCTGGTAAACTTACTTTTGTCATTGGTTGGATCCTTTTGACAAGTTTCAATGGAAGCCGGCAGGTGCGAACTGTCGGCTTTTCTATTTGCATCACTGCAAAATTCCTTTCCCGTATGAGAAGACGTTTTTCCAGTCACTATCTCCCCATGGTTGTTCTTTGATGTGATCTGTTTCGCGCTTAAGAATGGCGCGAGCCTTATTGATCCCCCGGTTGTAATTTGTGCCAATAGAGCTAAATCGAGGAACCAGTCGATGCTCGGCAACTAACAGTAGAGGATGTACTTCGCGGCAAGCCTCATACATCACCGCAGCTGAACGCCAAAGATATGCGAGGGTGCATAATTCATCGTCCGTAAACTGCTTAGCGATTGGCGAGCGCTGAATTTCTCTGTCAAGAATGTCCAGAACCCAGCGGCGGAATTCTTTGGCCTTCGGGGTGGTAGCGAACATCGCGACAAGATGAGCGCCACGAAGCGAAAAAACGCGAACCGGAATATCAACAGCACCAGTCTTTCTAACGACACTCATTTTGAGGGTCGTTGACATATGTTCCGTAAATTCATCGTGATACCTACTGAATATTTGGGTAACGGCATCTGACTTTTTGTAACCGAGCGCCGCTGCTAACTCAGATGAAGTGAGCCATGTTTCACCAGCGTGTGATACCGGGTGAAACTCTGTCTGCTGGAAAGTTAATTCATTGTTCTGTACACTGTTCATGTCATCATTCCTACGGTGGTGTGTTGGCAAAGAAGCCCGGTTCGTGTCCCCACACTGCCGGGTTTCGTCTTTTTTACTGACCATTAGCGCGATCCTCACGCAAGCTTTTAGCCAGTCGCTGCACAATCGCAGAGTTGATTGAAATTCCATCCATCTCCGCCATTCTGCGGATCTCCTCTTTCATCTGTCCCGGTAGACGAAGCTGGAAGCTTTCATTTTTACGACCAGCGTATGTAGTGGTTTGCATAGTAAACTCCTAATCAATGATGCCAACTTGGTACCACAACCAATTTAACACCATTTATGATGATGTCAAGTAGGTGCTATCATGATACAAATTTGTATCAGCGAGTTTTAATAATGAGTAAATTCCCTAGCCAAGAGATGGACCGTTTCAATGTGAGGCTTCCAGCCGGAATGCGTGACGCTATAGCAGATCGCGCCAAGCGCAATGGAAGATCGATGAATTCTGAGATAGTCGACATCATTTCCAGTGCTCTGTCACAACCAGCTCTAGCACAGGAAGGAATTGAGTATTTGCTGGGACTCGCAGAAGAAGGTGAGGCTGAAAAGCTATCCAAAAATGATAGAGACAGAGCCCGGAGCCTTGTTTTGGATGCAGCAGCTATTATGGCGCATAGGCTGGAATCAGAAAGCAAAGATTTAAGAATTCTCCTGTATCTGGCTTCGAAGGATAGCCCCCTCAAGGAGTCTGAGGATCTCAACTAATTGTTAAAGAGCACCTACTGACGTGATTAAAGCGCCAAGAGGTGCGGAAAGGTAGGTCCAATAATGCAGAAATTACCCCTCAGGTAATTTGAATAGTTATGATGATGTGGCAGTAGCACAAAATGCAAAAAGCCCACCTGAGTGGGCTGTAATGAAAGCCCCGGGCGGGGCTTGGTTGCAGCGTAATTCAGCTTAACTGCCGCTCATTTCTTCAAGTCGATAATCAGTTTTACCGTCTTTATCTTCGATGCATACAGCTCTAAATTTTTGCTCAAGACCAAATTTATTTTTGGCGCTAAACTCCTGCGTGGCGTAAAACTTACCGTCATCACCGAGCCATCTGTTCGAGCCAAACACCGACATGTCCAGGGTGCTTTTGTTAATGACTGACATCCTTACGTAAGCTTCACACGCGCTTCTCAACTCATCCAGCTTCTTATCAGATAACGCTTTGGCTTCCTCAGCTTTCAATTCGTCATCAGTTTTCAGACTAAGTCTCGCTGCCACAAGGACAACAACTAAAAGTAAAATGAGCAAACCAATGGTTTTGAGTATCTTCTTAAAGATTTTTTTTAACACAATCATCCCCTGATTTTTATGGTTTTCATCATATTAACCAGGGGACGACGTAAACACTACCTGCCTTTACTGAAGTTGTAGATCATGCCTCCAGGCTTAAGGTGCTTCTGGATAACCTGCAACGCAGCGTTCTGCATTTCATCAGCAAGGGCACGGCCCATAGCATCACCTGAACTGGAAGACTGAACAGTTGCAGAACCACCAGCATCAACGTTAACGGTGGTATTAATAACCGGAGCCATACCGCCACCGCCCTGGGCGCGTACGCCCAACCGCCCGGCAGAATCCCGAGTAAGTGGCATGATTGCTTCAGCGCCGGCCTCTGCGAATACACCGCCCTTCGCAAACTTGGACGCCCCCTGGAAAGTAAAATACTGGGGAGAATCGTATACCCCATTGACGTACTTACTGAGCCCGGGCGAGTCATAGACACCGCCTTTAGCATTAAAGGTTAGCCCAGCAGCAGCGTTAGCATATGATCCGCCAGGAGTGCTGCCGCCGCTACTGCCACCGCTTATCCAGCCCATCGCAGCCTGTACTGTATAGGCCACTATAAGTTGGTTGGTTATCTCGAGGATCATCTTGAGCATAGATTTTCCGAACTCTTTAACTGACGCGGTGCCAGTTGTCATAAGCTCAGTCAGCATGTTGCTCAAGCCGGTCAGCGTGGAGCTGGCGACGTTCTTCACGGCATCATAGGTATTCGTGGCGGCGTCAAGATATTCATTCCAGCCAGCAACAGCCCCTGCCTTCCAGTCACCCCGTAATTTGTCCTCTTCGGCATAATATTTCCTGAGAGCTGCCAGCTCTTTTTTATAACCGGCATCGTCAAGCTTACCGCCACCGTTGAGCCAGCCCTGGCGAAGCTGCGCCTCTTCCATCATGCGCTGCGTTTGCCGACTGCTGAGGCCTGCACTGTCGCGCAACGCATCGGTTTTTTCCGACATCTGCGTGACGTATTTATTCGCCTGCTGCGCCAGGCCGTTAATCTTCTGCTGCGCCTCTACTTCCTTGTTCTTCTGATCAACCACCTTGGCGGCGTTCAGAATCGCCTCACGGCTCGACAGTAAAGATTTTTCCTGAGCAGTCAGCGCGCGTGTTTTGGCTGCCTCATCCAATTCAGCAAATCGAGATTGCTGTTTACTGAACTCGGTATTTTTAGCGTGGGTTTCGCCTGTTTGTCGGAGGGTCTCGAGCGTTTCAGTTAACGTTCTGGCCTGGGCGCGGTAGTTCTCCAGGGTGCGATCGCCAGCTTCCAGAGTGGCTTTCGCCTCTTTGGTCTTTTTGGCTGAGTCCTCAGCAAGCTTTGAAACGGCATCCTTAGTTTGCCGATCAACTGAGCCTGTGCCTTTTACACCCCCGCCAAGACCATTCTTCGCTTCCTCCTCCCATTGCCACTGGGATTTACTGAGATTAGCAATGTGCTTGTTGTACTCAGCGGTAAGCTGAGTATATTCCTTGCTTGCTGCCTCTCTGTTCCTGGCAACGCTCTCAGCGAGCCCATCAAACCCCATGGATTTGATGAGAGTTTCCCCGCCCGGAAGTTTGTTAGCAATATCCGTGAACCCGGTGATCATCCCCCCCATAATTTCAAGGGAGACCTCTTTCATCTTGACGAAAAGGGCTTCAAACGAAGTGCTCAATAACTTGAACACTTCGATAACCTGATTGCCCCAAGCCCGCACAGTAATGCCGATCTGGCCGAAAGTGTCAGAGGCGAATGCTTTTAGCCCAGTCCATGCTTTGCCAATATTGTCCGTTGCCTCAATAGTCTCCTGTGCGCGTTTTTCCATGACGCCAGCAAACAGGTTAATGGCTTCGGTAACAGCCGCCTGCTCACCCTTCTGTTTACGAAGCTGGATGATGTGCTTAATCATAGCCTCATCAACGAAACCATATTGCTCATTGAGGCTGGCCAGCCCCTTAACCGGGTCGCTGACAATTTTTCCGAAGTCGGCCATTGCCGTTTTGGTATCGTTTCCGGCCTTACCCATGAGGGTGATGGCCGTTGCGATCTGCTTCATCTGGCTGGCGGTATATTTGCCAGTATCGTTCAGTGTAACCAGCGTATCTACGGTGGAGCTAATCGATGTATTCGTCTTGCCAGCCACTTCCTCAGCGGCCTGGTTGAGCTGCTGCATTGTGGAGAAGCCAGCCCCACCCATCATGATGACAGAGCGTGCCACCTGCTCAAATTGCTCCGAGGAGTTATACGCTGCGGCAGCCAGCAGGCCGATCGTGCCAATCAGCCCACCAAGTGCGATTGTGGTAGGGTTAATCATCCCAGCCATGCTGCGGATGTATTCGCCGACGCCGGACAGCGCCCCCTGAACCGAGCCGAACTGGTCTTTAATCTGCCCGCCCTGTTGCAGCAGGATCAGGAACGGCGACTGACCGCCAGCCAGCTGCGTGGCGATATCGGTGAATTGCGCCGGAAGCGTGCGCATTGCTGCGCTGTATTGACCAACGGAGATTCCAGCGCGGCGGGCCGCAGCTTCCTGCCGGGATAGAGCTTCTGGTAGTACGTCTGCGACACCAGAGAGGCGCTCACGCGTCTGGTTAAGGATTGTGTTGAAGTGCTCGAACTGCGCGCCGTTAATGCGCCCTGCTTCGAAATGGGCTACCAGCTGTGCGTGTTGCTCATCCAGTGAATTAAACGCACGAATCGTCGGGTCGATGGAACCCAGCAGGTTCTTTAACGCTGCGGACTGCTTCTCTGCCGCCTGGGTAGCGGCTAATTCAGCCTGAGCACGCGCTGCTGCCTCGCCGGTGTCGGTCAGCTTGAGGCGGGTGTCATCCAGGATTTTGTTGTAAGCCTGAAAGGTATCGGTATCCAGGAAACCTTTGGCCTGGAATTTCCGCAGCGATTCTTGCTGCTCATCCAGGCGGTTTAAGGCCTTGGTAACCGGGTCGATATTCTCCAGCAGCCCTTTGAGCGCGCTCTGCTGCTCCTTGAGTCCTTCGCTGCCTTGCTTCGCAGATTCAGCGCCAGCGCGAAACACGCTATTCAGATCATCTGCTTTATCTACAGCACCGGCCGCCGCCTGGCCGAGTTTATCCAGTTCGTTGCTGGCTGTTTTCAGGTCAGAAACATCGGCCCGCAAAGTAATCGAGGCGATCTGGTCTGTCATTATTTCGTCTCCTTATGCATTACCTTGAGAGCCTCGCTTTCCATAATTTGAAGGTCAGCCATGCAGGCCGCCGCATCCTCAACCCCGTGTAACTCGAACATCCAGGGGAGAACGTTATAATCAAGGCCGGTCGCCCCGCTCGCGCCGACGCGCCACTGGGTTGCCAGGGCAGAGAAGATGGTGAAAGACTTCCATACAGAGGGCAGGATCCCCACCTCTTCCTCCACGTCCTCAGGCGTCAAACCAAAAGCGCTCAGCTCCGCGAGCGTCGGACCCGGCGTATACAACGCTGCGGCGACCTGCCTCAGTTTTTTTCGCGAATCCCCATCAGCTCTTTGGTGTATGCCAGACCGATGCTGTCGAACGCGCGTGGATAGTTCCGCAGGAGGACAATAACGTTTTCGCGGTTGAACTCGTCCGGCAGTGCCCATCCTTCGACAATGTCCATGAGGTAGTCGGCCTGCGGCTCGATAACATCCTTTTTACCTTCGGCGGCCTTTTGCATCTTCGCATCCATGGAACGCAGCTCTTCAAGCGTTTTATGGCGGAAAGTGAACGTCAGCTTGCCGTCTTCGGCACCAGCGCGTGGAATGCTCGCGGTTACAGAAAAAGTTGGGTTGGGGATCAGAGAAAATTTGGTCATTTCGGTTCCTTAGAAAAGAAAAACCCGCCGTAGCGGGTTGAATATTCGTGTGCGTGATGGGGGGGTTATCGTTTGAACAGCAGACCGCCTGGCTTGAGCGCATTGCGGAGAGCATCGTTCACAGCTTCGTGCATCGCCTGTTGCAGGCCAACTACTGAAGCTGTCTGCGCATCAATCTTTGCCTGGAGGGATGCGAACAAATCGCTTTCACGCACGGCATCAATGACGGCCTGCTTCATTTCATCGCCAAGCCTAATCTTCGTCTTCGCGCTTGTTGCGACGGCGTTCTCGATGATGGATGAAGCGGCTTCATGCACCGTATAACGATCAGCCATAAACTCAATGTTGCTCTGACCATGTTCAACACCGAGGGGCATGCCAGCTTCGTGCGGCTTGCCTTTGCCGGCGACGTTTAATTTAACGCTGTAGTTTTGAGACACTACGCCATCACCAATCAGCGCTTCGTGGATGTAAGCCTTGCCGGTTTTATCGACAAACCAGCCACCTTTAAGGCCATGAAGTGCGCAGCTGTTACGGATCTCTTCGTCCAGCGCCTCAATAATCTCTTCGGTATCGACAGAAGAAACCCCTTCGACCCAGTCACCGGCTCGCCAATCTCGTGCTGAGCCATCCTCTGCAATTGGACGCAGGCGCACCTGCACTCGCTCACCAGTTTTGAGCCCGGAAATAAGGTATCCGGTAGTTGGCCAGTAGAGGCGTTCTTTCACAAGTCGGCCATCTTCATGAAGGCATTGCAGTTCTAGCACCGCGCAGCCACCCGGCCATTTCCATTCGACGTCCACACCAAAAGGTTTGGGAGTGGTTTTTACGTAAGGGACGATTGAAGGTTCTGACATTTTAATTTTCCTTTTAGACGTGAGCCTGTCGCACGGCAAAGCCGCCGAAAGTTAACGGTTTGCCCAGGCTCACAGCTGAAAGACTTTCTTTGATGTGCGCGTGCGATGCGCATAAAAAAGCCCGGCGTACCGGGCCAGATTGGTTAGTTGACCGTGACAGTGCACGCAGCCGAAGTGATGGTTTTGCCCGCGGCGTCGGTGACTTCACAGGTGTAAACGCCAGCATCACCGGATGCGACAGACGAAATGTTGAACGTCGATGCGGTTTTGCCCGGAATAGCGGTGCTGCCTTTCTTCCAAACGTAGGTGTAAGGTGCTGAGCCGCCCTTCATTACCACCGCCAGATCCAGCGCTGTGCCTGTGGCAACCGATTTGGTGGCCGGCAGGTCGGTCAGGAACGCCAGCGGCGTCACGGATGAATCGGCGATCGGGTAAATCTGCATGTCCGATTCGAAGTTCATTCGCGCCTCGTTACTTTCCACGGCGTTGATTTCCGTGCGCGGCACGCGCTGGAACGATACTTTGGCTGAGTAGAAACGATCGGCTTTGCCGCGTGGGTTATGGAACCAGACCGCAGTTGTGTCGCTGGAGTCATCCAGGTCAATGAGGCGTTTGTAGATCGCCAGTTGAGGGTCGTGTGCAAATGTGTAAACCTGAACCACCGCGTTTTTAAACGTTGGGATGGTTCGCGCTTTGTCATCTTCCAGGAACTGCACGCTGATGGTCTGCTGGTCACCACCTTCAGTTGATAGTGTCATCACCTGAGGCATGGTGATCCATGAGTCGATTTTGCGCAGCGTGCCCGCGCCAGTGCCTGCCGGGAATTTGGTGGTGTCGGTAGTATCGAATGCTTCCAGCACGATTTTATTACTGGTCACCGATTTGACGCGCAGCACCATGTTATCGAGCTTTAACCAGCCGGAACTCACCTGAACTACGTCACCGGCCAGAATGCCGGAGGCCGATGCAACGGTCAGTTCGCATTCCGTCGCGTTAGAGGCAGCGGTAAAGGTGATTGGGGCTTGATAGGCCTTGGCCACGTTCACACGCGAGCCGTTAGGGATTGCGAATGCCATAGCACTCTCCTGAATTTAGGTAATAAAAAACCCGCCATCTGGCGGGTCAGTAGTCAGCGCGGTACTGCATGCTGACGGGAATGGTGTAGGTTATGGAGCCACTGGACCCGTTGGGCGCCGAGGTTGGCCGGTCCTGGATGGGTTGTCTCACCTGCGGCGGCCCGTTGATGTAAACCGTCAGATCACCGTCCACCAGCGGCAGTCCTTCAGGGAATGCATCTGCCACCGACTGGGCCAGCCCTCTTGCCTGGCTCACGCCTGAGCCTGCGGGAGTAATGATGTTTACCTGCAATATCCCCTGATAGGTACGCATCACACCTTCTATGTCCTGACCTACAGTTTGTGCAGGTAAAACGTAAACACGGGCGTATGGCGCATCCGGTGGATCAAATACGATATTCGGCCAGGCGATCGGCAAGCCGAGAGAGGCCGAGATTATGGCTACCCGACTCTCCAGCAGGTCAGCTATTCGCATGGACTGATCACCGACCATTGCGTACCTCGCTCATTGCCTCTCGGAAATATTGCGCAGCATCCAATGCGGTCAGTCCGACCATGCCGCCGGGCGCCTGATTCGAATGACCATTCTCCAGCGCCTGGGCATATGGCAGGTTATTGGTAAAGTAAATCGAGTTCACCTGCCCCACCCGGAACACTTCGAGCACCGCCAGCCCGCGGGAGTTGGAACCCTGCCCGGAAGCATCTGGGGTATCGTTCGTCTCTGTAGGCTGGCTGTCGAGACCCACATACCAGTTATTTTTGAATCGCCCCCCGACATAACCCTCTGGCTTTTTGATGTCCATCGAATCGTTGACACGCAGGCCTCGCCTGAGCCGCCCTGCTTTTGTAAGGTTGGCCGGATCATCACGTAGCGCCGCGTTATGCTCTCGCACCGCGGTGTTATAGGCTGATGCCGTCTGGTTTACCTGCCAGATTTCTGGCTGCCCGACAGGTGACATGTCCACCAACCGCCCGAGGATTTTGATACCCGTCCGGCGGACCGCCTCCTCAATCTCCTGCTTTGAACCATCTACGAACAACTGAATGGCAGCCAGGAACGGCTGATTTGCAGAACTGGTCATAATCAGGTCCTCAGCTGGATGTTGTAAGAGATCAGCACATCTGCGGGCTTAACCGGATTCGGCTGAACCACGCGCCACTTTTTGCCGTCGATATCAATGAGGTCGCCAATGCGCACTTCCGTTTCAAACGTGGCCGCTAGTTTCTTATCGCCCGTAGCAATCAGTGAACCGTCGATTTCACGCGTGGAGTATTCGGTGATAACGCCGGTAACGGTCGCAGTAATAGGCTCGGTGATAACCTCCTTCCCGTACTGATCGCGTGTGGTGGTTCCGCCGCGAGTCAGTTGGTAGGCTTTGCCGTTCTCCGTCAGGAGCCGCGTTGCCGTAGCGCGCATGCGGCGATAGTCGATTGCCATGCTACCCCCTTTCGATCCGGACCTGGTTGCCGCCCACCACAAGCCCGCGCAGCGAGGAATAGAACCAGGGGAATGATGGAGTGGCCTTATTCGTTCCCGGCTCGTACTGCACAGAGACGGCCCCCTGTACGCTCTCAGCTATGACCGCGCCGCCACCGGAGACCGACGGCGTGAGGTCAATCTCCTGCGACTCGATAGCCAGGCGGCATTGGGCATCAATCAGGCGCTGTGGAATAGCATCATTCGGCAGGTCCACACCATCGAAGCGTACGCCGGAGCGCGGCCAGGATAGAGGCTGAGATGCGCTGGAGCGCTGACCACGCCAGGACCTTCCTTCCAGAAAGTCCATCGACTGCATCAGCATCTGGCTACACTCGCCATCTTCGGCAGGAATGGTGTATCCGCGCGCGGCGGCAAAGACCCGCAGGTCGGACACGCTGGCGTAGCTGTTAAAGTCCGGCGAATGGGGATCGGCAACCAGCATGGTTATTCCTCCAGACGCCAGTCCAGCGCCAGCCAGTTATCCACTTCAGCAGGGTGAACATCAGCGCGCAGCGGACCGCCGGGGAACTCTGGGATATCACGTACCATGACCACCAGCTCAATACCTGGCTGTTCCTGCTGCTGTTCCTGCTGCTGTTCCTGCTGCTGTTCCTGCTGCTGTTCCTGCTGCTGTTCCTGCTGCTGTTCCTGCTGCTGTTCCTG